AATCCTTCGGGTACACCTTTGACTACTATTGTTAATTGTTGTGTGAATGCTATTTTGTTTCGTTATGCTTATATGTTTATGGCTATTGATTATGATGTAGATCCATATTCATTTCGTGATAATGTTGAATTTGCTTCGTATGGTGATGATAATGTATCTGGAGTGTCCGAGCGTGTGAATTGGTTTAACGCAATGTCGTATCAACGAATCATGAAAAAGCATGGTATTGGTTATACTTCTTGTTCTAAAGGTGACATTGATGTTGAGTATGAAGATATACATGATGTGACGTATTTGAAACGTGCCTTTGTTCCTCGAGATGGTTGGGTTTTTGCTCCATTGGATAAAAATTCAATCCACGAGATGATGCAATGGTGTCGTCCTTCAAATGTTCCTATTAAAGAAGTGATGCAATCTACTTTCAATTCATTTTGTTTGGAGATGGTTCACTATGGTAAGGAAGAATTTGTTGAATATACTGACCACATTATGGATGTTTCATACTTCCTCGATACTGAAATGAATTTGAGGCGGTACGATTATCAGATGCTTTTGAATGAAATGATTCGCACATCATATTAAAGTGCAACCACGTGTTTGATTGGAAGTGACAATCTAACCAAATTGCGGAAAAGACGGGAGTCTCAAAATCCTTGTCACACTCAAGACCTGATTAAGACTACAGGCTTGTTTTATCCATCGTCTTACTGATTCTAAAAACGAGAATACAAACGCTCCTGCAGTGGCGCAAAATACTGTAGAAAGTCTCCAAGGAGATGATACGCAACAATCTGTGAGATTCACTGACGTTGCACCCATCGTTATCGAAGATAATGATGATACCGCTATCCGAACGAAAAATGTCGCTTTTGATGCACCTACTTTGACAGATTATGTCTCGAGGGTGTATCCATTGACATCTTTTAAGTGGGCATCCAGTCAGCAAACTGGTGAATTGGTTTCTGAAATCGCTTTACCAGATGCTTTCTATGGATTCCGGGCAATTATGGAGAAGCTATCAAGATTTGAATATCTGAGAGCTTCATTCAAAATTACCATTCGACTTAACGGTACTTCTTTCCATTATGGAAAACTTATCGCAATGTGGTCTCCGTGTCCAAATCGCCCAATTTCAGGTGAATCTTTGTACACTCGGACTGACAATCTTGTCTCTGTTTCTGGTTTTCCGCATGTGATTGTTTCAGCAGGTATGAATGAGGTAGTGCAATTGGATGTTCCATTTGTCTATCCATACAATTATTACTGGCTGGCGCGGTCACCTGCAAATCCTGTCTCACAGGCAAAATTGTTCATTTATGTGCTAAACCCACTCAAAGTAGGAGCAGTCACACCATCTATTGAT